TCTGTTGCAAGAATTGTTTGACGAGCGTTCTCATCACCCATTGCAGCTTTGATACTTGCCTCAAGATATTGTCCTGAAGTCATTGGTGCAACGCGTGGCTTTGTGTAAACCGCCGCGGTTACTGTTGGGCGAGAAGCTTCAACCGCTGGGGTTTCTACTACCTCGGTCGCAACAGGTGTATCGGTTGTTGTGTTGTCCACAATTTCCTCTATTTCTGTTTTGGTTTCGGTTGAAACTGCCTCTGTATTTTCAGACGCAGCAACGCTGGTTACTTCAGCTGTTTTGAAAGCAGCTGCCTGTACTAGCGAAACTTCAATTAGACGAGCCGCCGTTACGCGATAAACTCCGTCTTTGTTTTTTCCTTTAATAACTTCAACACCAACAGACAGACCGCTACGCAAATTTTCACTTGCCTCAATTAAACTATCTGTACCGCGTGTTGTATTAGAAACTTTAAACTCAGCAAAGATTCCACTTGAATCCTCGGTAACATTTTTCATGCGACCAATTGGCTTTTTAGGGTCATGCTCTAAAAGCAATTTAACATTTTTAGGGTCATCTATTTGAATTGAGTTTGCTTCAAAAATTACTTTACCAGCTGAGGTATTTCCGATCTCATCACCGTATGGCGCAATTTTGCCAGCGATAATTCTCCGAGATTCTGAAGCCTCTAAATCTGCGCTAAAATTAATTATTTCCATTTGGGCTTAGTTCTTCCATTTCTCTCGCTTGTTCAATAGTGATTAGTTCTAGTTGTAACATCTTTTCAATTACTGCAAGTCTTTCCATTGGGTCAGCACGCAAGAAACCTGAATCAATGTCAAAACGGATTTCCTGTGTTGAACTTGAAAGATCGTCCATTGAAAATCTTTTTTCTATCGCCTGAATATAAGGCGCAAGTGTAAAACTAACGAGCTGGCGACGGTTATCTAATATGTTCTGATAAACCATGCTATTGTTCATATCTGCATTTAAATAAAACGCGTCAATGTTAAACAATCTACTGATTTGGGCTGTGCTTGATTGAATTGCGTCCACATACATCATGTCTTTAGGAGAAAATGCAGTTGGTTGATATTCTAAACTTGCAGTTAAATAAGCAGTTGATCTTGTTTCTCTAGCGCGTCGCCAAGCTGCTAATAATCCAGCAACTTCCTTTTCGCCCATGTCTGAACCGTTATTTTTTAAGATTCCCGCTGGCTGTGGTGTTGATGAAGCAACTGAAACAGCTCTTTCTAAATCAACAGCGGCTTTTAGTATTCTTGCACCTGAAGTAAGAAGTGGGTCTTTACCAAGTTGTATAGTAACTAAACTGCCAATACCTGACATTGGTGCTAAATTGCCGTCAACAAAATATGCGTCAACATAAGTGTTATCTTTATTTAACTCAACTGTAACTCTTGAGTTTCTAACATATTCAAATCTTGAGGGTCTGTTATCGTCTTGATATTGCTCAACCACTCTTAGATAAGCTACTGAATACCAAAGTAATGAATCAACAATCCAACTAAGGGTTACATTGTTTGGCGCGTTTCTTTCTAATTGATTTACCCAAGGTAAGTTAGGTATTTCCTCGCCAGTTGCTTTTGAATAAGTTGAAAGTTCCATGCCGCTAATAATTCCGCAAATAATGTTACGAGCTTGTTGACAAGCTGGCACAGTAATAGCTTCGGCGCGATCAATTGTAAATGCAGAAAGTGGTGTGTAATAATTAAAAGGGTCGCCCATAACGGCAGGGGCTAATTGTGCCGAAATATCTGTTTTTGGTGTTAAACCCACTAAATCGCGGAAAAATCCCATTAGAGAATTATATCACTTTTAACCGTCATGCGTAGATCATTGGAACGGAAATTGGTTTACTTAGTAAATGAACGCACATTGCTGTTGCAATACTGGCTGTTACATCTCCAGCTGATTTTCTGCGGATAATTCTCCAGCCACTATCATTTTGTTTACTTGCGCAATTGTTCATTGATTGAACCCAAGATTCCTGACCTTGATGAACAAGGCGATTATTTGTCAGACAATCAGCCAATTCCCCACATGCCTGATAAAACGCCTGTCCTGAAATATCAACCAATTTGTGATTCTGTTGTTCTAGTTTTTGAGCAATAGAAGCGGTAGCGTACTTATCGTAAGCTATAAAGGTTGGTCTGTATTTTAAAGCCCAATCATGTATTGCTTGGGTCATTTTTAGTTCATCAATAGCAATTTCAGAGCTGAAGGTTTCCATAACTCCCACGCCAATTTTACCGTCAACTAATTGGGCGGCAACAAGGCTTCCTGTTCTTTTTGACGGACTTACATCAAATGCAAAAACCGTCATTGCACCAACTGGTAATATTAGGTCAGAATTACTGCAAGCTTCTATACTGCCAAATGTCCAAGGACTTACCTGTGAATCAATCCAAACGGAAAAAGTTTCAGTCAAAGTAGCTTCAATAGAGTTTGTTGCAATGCTTTCCTCAATAGCTTGTTCTGTAATCGTATGACCAAGTGCAGGATTGCTTATTGCCCATAACTTACGATCGTGTAAGTTTTGTCTAATGGACATTGGGGCTGAGTATTCGTAAAATCCAAATGTAGGGCTTGGATACTCCATTGCCTTAGTGCGTAGATCATTTAGCACCGTACTAAACGCGTCGCCCGCATTTGAGCAATAAAGACTCATTGCATTAGGACGCGCTCTAGTAGTTGGCACAGCTGCTTGAAATCCCTCAACTGAGATTTCGCGTAATTCATCAATAAATAAGAGATCGGCGTGCTTGCCGCGGCTTCCGTCACGAGTGGCTGCAACAATCTCGTAACGAGTGTTATCAGTCAAAGTAATTGATTCCTGACCGTTTGTGTATCTAATGGCTTTTGTTTTTTGAAGTAACACATCATTTTCCTCAATTGTGTTTGCTACAGCTCTAAACACATCAAATGCCATAGATCGGTTAGATGAAAGCCCAATTATGTTTTTTGAGTTGAAAACGAACATGTGCGCCAAGATCATGACTTTTGCAAGTTCAGTCTTACCATTTTGGCGGGGCGTCACGAGCAGATTGGTTCTACGCTGAAAATTACCTTCTTTGTTAACTCTCAACATGTCCTCAAGCACAAACTCTTGCCAAGGTAGCAATTTCACATTGATAGTTTCTAAAAACTTAATGACTTCAGGCAACCTACTAGCTGTTTTTAAGAAAGGCGTGTGAATACGAGGCTTTACAGCCCCTATAAGCGGTTTTTTAGTTGCCCCTCGTGTCGGGACATCACCCTTGACCTTATTGGGCTTTACAGGGCTTGTCATGGCTTCTCAAAGGGGCTTGGCGGTTTCGTCATGACCGTTTCAGGGAGAGGAACGCCTGAAAAGACAGGGGGGGTAGAACCTGACCTAAAAAAAAGGGGTTTTGAGCGTGCGCCTTTTGATTGGTTACAACGACGACAGGCACTTGTTAGGTTATCTAAATTGAAAATGTCGCCGCCACTTACACGGCTTTGTATGTGGTCAACTTGGTCTGCCTCTTGTCCACAATAGCTACAAATGTAACCGTCCCTTGCAAGTACAGCCAACCTAATCTTTTTCCAACGACCAGTACCTAATGCTTTTTTACTAATGCCAATTCCTTTGTTTAAAATGTTTTAATGCAGCACACGCATTTGTGTTGCCATACTTATCAATGCCGTATCTATGCTTTATGTATTTTAATCCGTAATCAATCTGTGAGTAAGCGTCTAGCCCAATCATCAAATCGTTCTTTAATTGTGGTATCCCATAATGAGAGCCATTAACAGCATGAGGATTCCACGCTGACTCTTTACCATACAGCTGCGACAAGCACACCCATTGATCTTTTGATTGAATCTTTTGAGCAGCATATTCTTTAACTGAAACATAATGTTGTAATGATAACGCATTTGAGGAATCAATAGTTTTAGAACCAATGCTAAATACCATTAAGCAAAGAGCTGCCCCAATAACTAGCAGCAACGAACTCGCGAGCAATCCGCTGAAGCGGCTCGCGTTCGCGCTTAAAGGCGCGTCGCTTGCTGATAGTGTAGTGGTAGTGTCAAGCATGTGGATAACT